CCAATATCAAACACGCTTGTACGTTCACTACATGTAATAATATTACATACGTTAGTGCGCCATGCATAAACGAATGATGGATACCTCCCCACTTCCCATACTGCCCTTTTTCTACTACCATCTTATCAGTTTGCCAAACAAAATCCGCTAGGAAGTGTTTAACAAGTAATAGAAATAAAATTAGCCAAGTTGTCATGCGTGTTCTGCCTTTAGTGTGTTAAACAATCTATATCGTTCATGTAGTTGTCCGAAGTTGAAGTAGTGCTGCAATGTTGGTGCCTTTCGCTCCGCTGAACGTTTATGAATCACCCTCATGTCAACGATGGTCTCAGGGTAATACCGATCAAAGGTAACAATGTATACCCAATTGTCATCCTCGGCACGAACATATGGATTGCCATCATTGTTTTTGTCTACAATCTCGTAGGTCATTTGCTGAGTGTATCCCACATTAGTTCATTGTCTTTAACATTTGCTGCGACCGTTACCCACCCACGATTCAAACACTCAGTAACCATTAGGCGATAGTCTATTGGACATTCGGGTGTGATTTGAATCATAGCACGAGGATGTAACACAAACCCATCATCTATATGGAAATTATCATCAGATGATTTAATACGCCGAACTCGGCTTTCGTGTGTAGTATATGTTGCTCTCATTATTTGGGTAAAGTTAATGTGTTAAAGGGTGATATATCATTTATAATAAACCGCCACGCCACGAGATACGAGACTTGTTTATCATCCAACGAACCAACCTCTTTCCAAAAAGTTGGGAATCCAGTTTTATATAATTTGTAAGCACTGTCCCAATTGTAAAAATTTATATACTGGGAAATTAGTACATTATTGCTATCACGCCATGATGTCCATACTCGTGTGGCATTCCCTCCGAAGACGGTGGGTCTAAATGTTCTTCCTCGAACAACAATGCCATTTGGCATAGTAAACTCATAATGAGTATGCTTCGGATATCTTTTTACATCAGTGAGAAATTTAAAATTGTATTTTTCAATTAATTCAACAATACATGAATTAGTTGCAGACTCGATATCACGTCTTTTTTGTTCTTCAATTGTTTCCTGCTCTTCAATGTATAAGTGATATTCGTCAATATCATCTGTGCTAATGCCCAGTTCATGTGCGTGCATGGCTGCTTTCATTATGGGCGGTGGATCGTTTAATATAGCATTCCATTCAAGATAGGAAGATAGGACGCATGTTATGGAGTCACCATAAAAATTATCATCATTGATGGTATCCCCATTTACCTGCATGTCATTATCTACGCCAAGTAATGTGACATAGGTGTCCCACTTCTGCATTTTTTCTAAAAAGTTTTGATCCATGTTATATAACGGCTTTTGTTTATTTGGTTGATGGGTACTCTGCGCTCAAAAACTCACTGTACTGTGATGATTGATCGCTTAATTTGATTAAGTCATACTTGCCACAGAACTTTAAAAAATGCAACCCAATCATTGGTCTAGATTTGGTTACGGATTCGTTTAATATGGTTTCAAATATTTTCATCTTAATGTTTTCTGGTTGTGCTGTAAGATCAACCAACTTTACATTACGTTCATAGTCATCCAGTACTTTGTGATCCAAGCCGTTGTGATCTGTCCACTGCTGCAACATTAAGTTGTTCCAGTTATATCCCTTACTGATGCGGTCGGTGAATGCTTCTTGTAAGCCCACTTTGTTCTTTGTGCCTTTAGTACGTACACCAGGATAAGCGGAGAAAATATTATCACTAGAGTCGCCGCGCATACACTTCTCAAATAGTATCCACTTAGGGTCAGGAATGACTTTAGGTAGTTTTGTTTTTTTGTCGATGACTGGTTTGCCTTTTTTATCAAGTATGCCTCCTAGTGTGTGAAGTTCTTCTGAAATGCCATTGTACTGATTGACATTCTCTGCCAATAATTGATAGAAGTCAGAATCACTACTAACAATAGTATGATGATCATCAGGATGTGCTTGGATAAAACCAGCAATAAGGTCATCTGCCTCTAATTCTGGATGTTGTAGTACTGTACAATTAGTTTTTTCTCTTACAAACGATTGAAGGTCATCGAATGCATCAAAGAATAATTGCTCTTCTTCTTTTTCTTTTTCAGTCAATGCTGCCCTAGCAACTGACCGGTTGGCTTTGTAAGGGGCGTAGAAATCCTTGCGCCATGAACGTCCTTCTAAGCAGAATACCACATGGTCTGCCTTCTGTTCTCTCCAGCATTTCCCAATGCTACCGAGAGTGACATGAATTGAAAACCCAAGTCTATCCCATGTGTCGGATTGACGACTCGCTGCGTGTCTGGCACGGAAGAATGTATTTGCTGCATCTACAATTAGATATCTCATGGTCGAATAATATCATACTATATTAAGGTTGGTCAAGTGGGGAATCAAAAATTCTGCCCATTTTCTATGTCCGTCTGGTCCGAAGTGATATCCCGTGCGGGGAGTACACTCGTGATCCAACAGCCATTGATAATACGTCATGCTTGGATTGTATGGCTCAACATAGTTATTGTGCCAGTCTTTGTGAGGTTGGTTAAAATGGTTAAACGTATTAAAAAATAAATGCGGGATATCCAAATCCAATAATTCAGTGTGAAAATTGTAGATATCATTATGTGCTTGATGTTCGGCAGTAGTCCAATCTAAGTCAATAATGTAACTTTTATATCGTTCTTTGATCTCATCCGGCCAATCATGTCCGATACCACCCGCATTGACTTGCCAATAGATATCATTGTGCAGCCATTCTTCTCGTTCCCATGTGCTCCAGCCAATAATAATGGCATCTGGTTTACCCTCATCTCGGATGTATTTGCGAGTAGTTCGCATAATTCTAGAATTAGAACTAGCACTTTCTGCATCACAATGCAAAACAGCGAATAAGTCATTGGCTATATTGCAACCATAACTTACTCGCTCATTGTCTGGGTGTGGGATTCGGCCTAGGTTCCACAGAAGGGGATCATCTTCTGCAAAACAATAATTATTAATAGCCTCAGCACCAGCACTGTGGCTATCCCCATTTACATATAAAATCATCTCGATAATATTAATGCTACGTAACTAGCCATAGCATCATCTTCTAGTTTGATTATAACACTGGTTACAAAACAGTAGCCTGTGCGCCGTGAATCAGAGTTCCTTACTTCCCATCCATGACCACCTATTTTGCTAGGAAGGTAATACAATTGCGGACTGATTAATTCTTCTAACCGTTCTGCAACATCGCTCATTCTCGCATTCATTTCGAATTCGATCACGATACTTCAGACCTTCCTCCACCGATATCTTTACGATCAACCATTCGTGGTCTAGCATCAACTGGTTGGTTGGCTTCCCATTGTTCGTAATTTTCACTAATGATATTTTTACAGATAGTTTGGAACCATCGGTCAACAATATCATTATCAGTCTTGCCTTGGAAACCAGCCCTAACTAATTTGGCAACGAAAATATCATTCCAGTCCAACTCAAATGCACCATTACCCACGTTCTCTGGGTCAAGTTCTACTGTAAGTACACTTACGTATGGCTCCCCCCGATCAGTTGCCTCATCTTTTGCAGACTTCTTTTTAACCCTGTGTGCTTTCTTTTCAGGTTGAGCGTCTGTTGGTTTTTTTGTAAACTTCTTTTTAATATAATCTAACATATTTGTTGCTCCTAGTTTAATATTGGTGGTAATCAAAATAGATTCACCTGTTCCCATGGCAGTTCCGATTTACCAAAGTGGCCATAGTTGGTTGTACTGCTATAAATTGGTCGGAATAAATCAAATCGATTGATAATACCCATTGGTGTTAGATCAACGATAGTGGGAATATATGACGTTAAATGTCGTGCAAGTTCTTTATCTTCACACTCCACATAGAAACTCATTGGCTGTGCTAGTCCAATAGCATAACTAATCTGACAGGTAGCCCAATCTGCTTTCCCACTTGCCACGATGTTTTTAGCAATGTAACGCATCATGTATGCGGCACTACGAT